TTTAGATGACTGGAGAAGAAGAGTAGGTAATGAAGAAGCAGATAGGATAATGAAAAGTGCATCAACAATAGGAACTGAAATGCACAGAGTCCTTGAGTATTATTATAATGGTGAAAAATATTATAACGAAACAGAACAGGGTATAAAGCCAAGGAAGATGGCAGAAGTTATTAAAGATAATTTAGGGGTAGAAGAAGTCTGGGGTAACGAAGTTTCTTTAGCCTATAACCAAGAGTATGCAGGAACAACAGATCTTGTGGCTATGGCTTATGGAAAACCATCGATTATTGATTTCAAGCAAAGCAATCGTCCAAAACGAGAAGAGTGGATTGATGATTATAAATGTCAGCTTGGAGCCTATTATTTAGCCCATAAAACGCATTACGGGCCCATAGAGCAGGGTATTGTATCAATATGTACCCGAGACCTCCTATATCAGGAATTTAAGCTCTCAGAGCCTGTATTGGACGAATATGCTGATAAATTTCTTGAAAGATTAGAAACTTACAAAAAAGCTATGAAAAAAGGCTAGAGTAGCCATTGTTTGGCTTTGTCTCCTAAAGTCTTAGCAGATAGGTATTGTTTTTCTTTTAATGCCTTAACAATTCTTTCATCAATTGTATCCTTAGCTATTATATCAATATAGACCACATTCTTTGTTTGACCTATTCTGTGTGCCCTATCTTCAGATTGTAGACGAACTTCAAGATTATAATTATTAGAATAGTAAACAACATATTTGGCTTGTGTCAAAGTAAGGCCATAACCTCCTGTCGTAGGATTACCTACAAAGAATCTACACTCAGGATCATTTTGATAACGGTCAACGGCCACCATTCTATCTTGTTGTGATACTTCACCATATATAGATACGACAGATTTGCTTCCATATTTTTCACTTAATGCGCCAATAACTTCATGAATATTATGTACATAGGTTGCCCATATAATTACCTTTTGATCTGTTTCTTCTAGTATCTCTAGTAAAGCTTTTAGTTTTTCATTTTTAAATTGTAATATCTCACCATCATCACTTTTAACATAGCCATTAGCCACTTGATGTAATCTTAATATTTCAGTTAATTGATTGTGGACTGATATCGTTTCATTCTCAAACTTAGCTAGAGCTTCTATTTTTAGTCTTTGATAAACTCTTCTTTGCTCCCCCTCTAATTCTATCTCTCTTTTTTGATATATTTTTTCAGGTATATCCAAACATTGATCTTTAGTCAGTCTTAGTGAAAATGTTTTAAGTTTTTGTTCTAATTCATCTAAATTAGTAAACCCATCAGGAACTCTAATGCTTTCTCCCCTAGCCACATATACATCATCAAAAGTACAATACCTATTTCTAAAGGCATAAAAGCTTTTGAAGCCTAATAATGCTGGATCAAGAAAGGCACATTGTGTATAAAGATCTAATGGAGATTTTGTTACTGGTGATCCTGTTAATATACGCCGCATACGGGCTCGCCATCTTAGCGCTAAAATGTTTTTTGTTCGTTTTGCTTTTGGGTTTTTTATGGTCGTGGATTCATCAATTACCATTATATTTTGTGGCTGGTTAATCAAAAACTTATTACACTCATCTAATCCTTTTTTAGTTGATAAGGCCTCTACATTAATAAGAAAAAACTTAAGTTTATCTTTTTCAGTTATAAATTTTTTATATTCTTTAGGCTTGTTTACTTTCCAAGCAAAAACAGATCTTGGTATTTCATCAGGTAAGTGAGTTTCTATTTCATTTTTCCATACAGTGTACACAGATTTAGGTGCAACTATTAAGGCAGCATCTACGCGTTTCTTTAAATATAAATAACCAATATTATCTATAGTAGTTTTTGTTTTACCCGTACCCATTTCCATAAAAAGAGCATAGGTTGTTTTATCAGCTGATTCGGCTAATGCTTTTCTTTGATGTTCATAAGGTTTCGTCTTATAGGGGTACTTAAAATCTGCCATATCCAGCTAATTTTTATATTTTTTTATTTGACAACGCAAGGGAATAATTTATAAGCGAGTTAGATATGGATATCGAAAAGTTTTCTAATTTAGAAGTTGATACTGCAAGCACGAAGTCAATCTCGGATGCTTGTAATGAAATGAAAAGATTGGAAAATGAAATTGAACAAGCTGAGGAAATTCTTTCCGCAAAGAAAGCTAAATACAAAGATTATCAGGAACGTAAAATACCAGAATTAATGCAAGAAGCTGGTGTTAACGCAATTAAACTTGCTGACGGCACGCAAGTTGAAGTAAAGCCCTTTTATGGTGCAAGAATACCTGAGAGTCGTGTCGAGGAAGCTTTCAGTTGGCTACGTGAAAAAGGTTTTGGTGATCTTATAAAAAATACGGTTACAACTACTTTTAACAGAGGACAAGACAATCAAGTTGCAGAACTAGTAAAGGTTTGTGAGAACTTTGGATTTAAATATTTGCAAAAGCAAAAGGTTGAACCAATGACTCTAAAGGCATTTGCTAAAGAGCAAGTTGAAAAAGGAAAGGAACTCCCGTTTGATTTATTTGGTATCTATATTGCAAATAAAGCTAAACTAAAAACGAAGGAGTAAACATGTCTAACGACAACCAAGTAGCTACAAAGAAGAAAAACGAAGTAGCAACAATCGACATCGAAAAGTTTGCTGATCAAGGTTTTGAAAACATTGATAGCAAATCACTGCAGTTACCATTTCTTAAAATTTTAGGACAGTTATCACCACAAGTGACGGCTGGGGATTCTAAGTATATTGAAGCTGCAAAACCAGGAATGATCTATAATACTGTTACAGATAAACTCTATGACGGTAATAAAGGTATGTTGGTAATACCTGCTTATTACAAATTTGAATATATTGAATGGGCAGATAGAGGACAAGAAGGTAGTAGTGCACCTAGAAATATTTATCCAGCCGATAGTGATGTTATGTCTAAAACAAATAGAGGTGATGATGGTAAGGATAGATTAGAATCAGGTAACTACATCGAAGAGACAGCATCACACTTTGTTGTAGTTGTTGAAGATCATATGGCAAGCGAAGCCTTAATCACAATGAAATCTACTCAAAGAAAGAAATCTAAAAAGTGGAATTCAATGATGAACATGATGCAAGTCCCTAAAAAAGATGGCAAAGGTTTTTTTAGACCTGCACCATTCACTCAACAGTACAGATTAAAAACCGTTTTGGAGAAAAACCAATTAGGTTCTTGGTATGGTTGGGAAATTACATCTGAAGGTTTGGTAAATGATGAAAGCTTAGTTAATAGAGCTTACAAATTTAGACAATCTTTAGCAACAGGTAGTGTTAAAGTAAAACACGGCCAAGAAGAAGAATCAGCTAAAACTCCATTTTAATTATGGATTTTAATAAATCTCTGGAGCAGTTTAAAAAACTGTTCCAGGGGTCTGATACTTATCACGGGCAATCTAAAAAGTTAGGTAAGCAAAGATCTGACGGAAAAGATGAATGGCGTAGTTGGATAAACCCTATCCCTATGACAGATCAGAATTGGCTCGACCATTTAGAAGGAAAAGATAGTTTTGGATCTGTTCCTATTCAAGATGACTCCACTGCAAGTTGGGGAGTTATAGATGTAGATCGATATAACATTGATCATAAAAAATTTATCAAATTAATTAGAGAACGAAAATATCCTTTTGTCCCTTATAGATCTAAGTCAAATGGATTACATTTAATATTACATGTAGAAGAACCTGTAGCTGCATCAGCTATGCGTAAAAAAATGATTTCAATTGCTTCTGATATAGGAGTCAATGATGCTAAAACAGATATTTTTCCAGCACAAGATAATGTAGATCTTACTCCTGAGAAATGGGATGACAAACAAAAAGGTCAATTTGTTAATCTACCTTACCAAAATGCAAAGTTTCCGACACGATGTGCTATGGATGATGAGGCTAAAAGTTTGTCGTTTGAACAATACTTAGAATATGTAAAGAAGTTTGTAATTACAAAAAAACAATTTGAAGAACTTAAAACTGCTAAAGATAGTGAAGATAAGCAATGGCCTAATTGTGTTAACAAGTTTATTAGAAATAAAATAAAAGAGGGCGAAGGCCGTAATGATGCCATGTTTAATGTTGGTGTTTTATGTAAAAAGATTAATGAAGACAAGAACTATTGGGAAGAACATATTAGAGAACTTAACAAAGAGATATGCGTTCCACCGTTAAATCCAAGAGAAATTGCAAAAGTAATAGAACAAGTAGATAAAAAAGATTATTCTTTTAAATGTGGTACATCGGTTGCAAGAATGTATTGTAATGGATCTACGCAATGTGCCAAACGAAAATACGGTATTGGATTAAATGAAGCTATTCCTGAAGTAGGTAAGTTAGTAAAAGTAAATTCATATCCTGATCCTTATTGGCTTTTACCTATACAAGGTAAAGTCGTGAAATTAGATACAAAGCAATTGTATCAACAACAATTATTAGGCGAGAGATTACTAAATTATGATATTGTTTGGAGACCTTTGAAACCAAGCAAGAGAGATCCTGATCCTTACAGAGATTGGTTAGAAGAACTTATAAGTAACAAACAAGATATGGAAGGATTTGATGGAGACGAAGAACGAGCAGAAGTATTTAATACTAGAATTGTAAAATTCTTTGAGGATACTGATACGATTACTGAGTTTGATCAAATTGAACACGATAATATTTGGCAAGACAATACAGAAATAAGGTTTAAACTTGAGACCTTTAGACAATTTATGAAGAAACAAGGATATAATTGGTCTGAAAAAGATTGTACAATGTTCTTACAAGGAGCAGGCTGTAAGAAAAGTGCAAAGTTTCAAGGAGTACAAGCTAGACATTGGGTTGCCACATTACCAAAACAAACAGAACACAAAAACAAAAATGTCAAATTCACTAAAGCAAAAACTCCATGGGAAGACCGTTAAATTCTTTGGCCCACCAGGCACAGGTAAAACCCACAGACTTTTAGAAAGAGTTAAACGATTTCTAAAACGAGGTATATCTCCTGATGAGATCTGTTATATCTCATTTACTAACAAAGCTATTGAAGAATGTTTAGATAGAGTAAGAAAAGATTTCAAAGGTTATGATCAAGATGACTTTAAATATTTTAGAACTTTACATTCATTAGCTAGACAACAATTTGCTGACATTCCTGTATTAGATCCTAAAGTAGATATGCTTCAGTTTCATACGCAGTATGGAACGGTAAAAATTAATTACAAACCTACTTGGGATGATCAAAAAGTTTATAACAATTGGTCTTTACAAATATACGACAGAGCAAGAAATATGAAAGCCGATCCAATAGATCTATACAAAAAAGAACCTCGAAAGAAAGTAAGGCTACAGCAGTTTAAATCTATTATAGCAGGATATGAACAATACAAAACTTACGAATCTAAACCTGGAGAGTTTAAAAATGATCGTTTAGATTTTACAGATATGGTACAGAAGTATATAGACTCAGGTTTACCTATTCCTTTTAAAGTATTAATGGTTGATGAAGCTCAAGATCTAACACCTTTACAATGGGATATGGTTGTTAAGTTAGCTAAACATTCTGACAAAGTTTATTTAGCAGGTGATGATGATCAGGCTATCTATGAATGGAACGGTGCAGAAGTTACATTCTTTCAAACGTTTCCAGGTAAGGTAAAGATATTACAAAAATCTAGAAGACTTAATAAGAAAGTACATTTTTTTTCTAAGTGTTTATTAAATGGTATGGAAGGCCACCGAATCGAAAAAGATTTTACATCTAACGGTAAAGATGGTGAGATCTATAAATGGAGTACACTGAAAAAAGTACCTTGGGATATAGAAGGGACCTGGATGGTGCTTGCTAGAATAAATGATGTGAAGCGAGAGCTGCAAGACGAAGCGAAGAAGATGGGTCTTTATTATCAGGATATGCGAGGCAATAAATCATTTGATGTAAATCAATGGAAAGCCATACAAGATTGGGACAAGATTGTTGAGGGTGGATCTATAACTAGAGAAGATGCCTGTAATATGTACAACTATTTATTAAACATAGATCACGGCTACCGATCAACGGACAGCAAGAAATGGAGCTTTGCTCATCCTAATCAAGTATTTAACTTTGAACAACTTCATTTACAAGGTGGTATGGTAGAAGACAAAAAACCTTGGGCAGATGCTTTTAAAAGAAAGTTTAAAGATAGTGAGAAAAGATACTTTAGAACGATTATAAACAAAGAAGTAGATCTAGATGCAAAAGCCCGAATCATTATTGATACAATACACCAAGTAAAAGGAGGTGAAGCCGATAACGTAGTTGTATCAGCTAAGTGTAATTTTCCTTCTCATTTTGATCGTAAGAGTTTAGACGAAAGAGTAAAAGAACTAAGGGTTTGGTATACTGGAGTTACTAGAACTATAAATACTTTACACTTATTAGGTACATATCACAGGTATCATTTTCCCTTGTCTAAGTATTATAAATTGTATAAAAGTAACTATGCCTAAGAAACAAATTGGTGGATCTCACTATAAATCTTTTGCCATCGAGCCTTGGACATTTGTTCAAGAAAATAACTTAAATCCTTTTCAAGCCAATGTAATAAGATATACGTGCAGATACAAAAACAAAGGCGGAATTCAAGACTTAGAAAAAATAATTCATTATTGTGAAATGGAAATAGATTTTATGAAAAAGAAAATTCCAGATGATTCTATTGAAAAAGAAGAGGAATGGGCAGCCATGATAGCTCAGATGCAAGATTCATGAGTCATCAATTAAATTTTATTTATAATGATTCTGATTGGGTAGCTCCTTCAGAATATCCTGACTTGAGAGATGCTACAGAAGTAGCAATAGATTTAGAAACAAAAGACCCTGAACTAAAAAGATTAGGATCAGGTTGGGCTACAGGCAAAGGCCATGTTGTTGGGTTTGCTGTTGCAGCTTTAGGTAAGCAATGGTATTTCCCGATTGCTCATGATGCTGGTGGTAATATGGATCTAGCTGTAACTACAGCTTGGATGGTAGATTTATTAAAAAGACCTAGCACAAAAATATTTCATAATGCTTCATACGATGTTGGTTGGTTGATAGCTAATGGTTTTGAGATTAATGGTAAAATTGTAGACACTATGATAGCAGCAGCATTAATTGATGAGAATAGATGGAGTTTCTCGCTAAATGCTTGTGCTAAAGATTATTTAGGTGAAATTAAAAACGAAACCTTTTTAAATGAAAAAGCAAAAGAGTGGGGTATAGATCCGAAAGCAGACTTATGGAAAATGCCTGCGGGTTATGTTGGTTTTTATGCAGAACAAGATGCAGCTCTTACATTAAAACTTTGGCAAAGATTTAAAACAGAGATACAACAACAATCTATTAATGATGTTTGGGACATGGAAATGGAACTACTACCAACATTAATTAAAATGAGACAGATAGGTATAAGAGTTGATGAAGAAAAAGCTCACATATTAAAAAAAGAATTTAAGAAAAAAGAATTTGAAGTATTACGTAAGATAAAAAAAGAAACTACCTTAGATGTAGATATTTGGGCTGCAAGAAGTGTAGCACAAGTATTTGATAGATTAGGTGTTGAGTATCCAAGAACTGCAAAATCTGACGAGCCGTCTTTTACAACGAATTGGTTGATGAATTGTGATCACCCGATTGCTGCTTTGGTAAGAGAGGCTAGAGAGATTAATAAATTTCATTCTACATTTATTGATTCAATACAAAGGTACGTTCATAAAGGAAGAATACACGCAGAGATAAACCAACTTAGATCTGATCAAGGCGGAACTGTATCAGGAAGACTATCCTATGCTAATCCTAACCTTCAACAAATTCCCGCAAGAAACAAAGAGTTTGGTAGTAAAATAAGGTCTCTATTCCTTCCAGAGGAGGGCAGACAGTGGGGTTCATTCGATTATTCACAGCAGGAGCCACGTTTAGTAGCACACTACTCAGCGTCCATCGGAGAGCGTTTAGATGGGTCTGAAGAGTTTA